TCAGGAAGTAACAATAAAGAAATCAAAATGGAACGGCACTTTCCTCGGTTCCGTTAGTGAATTGATTAAATAAGGGTAGGTGAAAATAACTAATGAGTAATGAACTATTAGCTAAAGCGGCAGCAGCAGATACAACCCTAACAGGTAGTATGACTGGTGCAGCAGACCCCACCACTGGAATCCACGTCGGTTCCGAGGGTAAGGGTGGCTTGCTCAATCCTGAGCAGTCCGCAAGATTCCTTGATTACATGTTCGATGCAACAGTAATCGGTAAAGTAGCACGTACAGTTCGCATGCGAGCTGACACTACTGAGATTGATCGTATTGGCGTTGGCACCAAGCTTATGAAGCTTGCTGCTGAAGCAGAGAATACTGGCTCAAACGCAGCCGTACAATTCTCAAAGATCTCTCTCACAACAAAGAAGCTTCGTTTAGATTGGGAGCTTTCAACAGAGTCTCTAGAAGATAATATTGAAGGTGCCGATCTCGAAGACCACATTGCAAGACTTATGGCAACACAGGCAGGTAACGACCTTGAGGACGTAGTCCTTAACGGTGATATCTCACTATCGTCAGATAACCTTTATAAGGCATTTGACGGTGTTGTTAAGCTTGCTAAGGCAAACGGCCATGTTGTAGCAGGTGCGGGTGCAGCAGTATCCCGTGATATCTTCAACAAGGCACTTAAGGCTATGCCACGTAAGTACAAGCAGCGTCGTCCAGACCTCCGCTTCCTTTCTGGCTCCAACTTGATCCAAGACTATTTATATTCGACATCACAGAATATTCAGAACGTCAACCCACAAGATATTGCTTCAAGCATTATCCGTGGAGATCAAGGCGGCCTCGGTGGTCCAGCAGGCTTCGTAGCTCCATTCGCATTCGGTATTCCGATTGTCGAAGTTCCGCTATTGAAGGAAACACAAACTGGTTCTTATGCCTCACCATCTGGCGATCACGGAGACGTCCACTTGACATTCCCAAATAACGTTGTTATTGGTATCAAGCGTGATGTTACTGTTTATCGCTTCTTCTGGCCAAAGAAGGATTCGATTGAATATACAATGTATACTCGTGTCGGAACCCAAATTGAGCAGGCAGATGCATGGGTAGTCGTTAAAGACGTTAAAGTTGCTTCCTAATTATTAGGATTTAACTGCTGAAAAGCCCCTAAATTAATTTTTGGGGGCTTTTCCTTTTAACTTACTAATGCTATAATTTATATACATATCAAAGGAGTATATATGTCATTTGACACACTTAAAGTCAAAGAATTAAAAGAAATTGCCGAAAATTTCGCTGTTGATACAGATGGGCTAAAAAACAAAGCTGACATTATTGCTGCACTAGCAGAAGAAGGCGTAACATGGTCTGTGTATCAAGATACAATTAAAAAAATTGAAGATTCAAAAGAAGAAGCAGATGAAGTACTTCCGAGACTTGATCCAAATCAAAAGATTGACGAGGATATGGTTTTGGTAAGAATGGATAGGCCTAATTATCGATATGATGCTCTAGGTTTCACATTTACTAAAGAGCACCCATTTGTAGCAATGAAGCCAGATGAAGCACAAGAAATTTTTGATAAGGAGGAAGGGTTTAGGTTGGCTACGCCAAGAGAGGTACAGGAGTACTACAACTAAGCCTAATTAATGGCAGAGATATATAAGTACAGTAACACACCAATATCCACCAAACTATTTGTTAACGGAAATGCAATTTCCGCATCTGGGCAGGTAACTGTTTCTTTTTATGATATTACTGAGGATCCATTAGTTTCTCCTCTTATAAATAAAAATGACGTAATTGTTTCATTGAATGCAATAGAGTCTGAAGTTGACGTCGGAGTGTATGTTGTATACCTACCGATTCAGCATGCTAGTAGAGATAGAAAGTTTAAATTAGAGTGGGTTTATAATTATAATTCTCAAACTTTTTATCACGTAACCTACCTTGATGTCGTAACTCCGTATGTTTCTATACAGGAAGCCATAGAAGATCTAAATCTTGGTTCAGACGCAAATGACCCTAATCATAAAACATATCATGAAATAAGAATGGCAGAAAAATATGCCAGAAAAATGGTAGAGTATTATACTGGTCAAAAGTTCTATTTGTTTGATGATAAATTTACTATAATGGGTAATGATTCAGATACACTTCCTTTACCAAGAAAAATACATACACTCCACTCATTACATCAAAATGATCAATTGTGGATAGATAATTTAAATGAAATAAATTATTTAGGATATTCTATAGAGCCAACAACCAGCGGTTTTGGAATAAAGGTAAACCAATCTGCCTTGTTAGACGGGGATGTTTACATTGCAAATGGAATGGTTCCTCCATCAATAAATGACGCTTCTCCAAATATATTTAAAAGAGGAAAACACTACGACGTGTACGCAAGATTTGGTTGGAACACGGTTCCAGATGAAGTAGAGCAAGCAACAATTGAAATTATTAGATCTTATTTTAGTAAAGATCGTTTATGGAAAGATAGGTATGTAAACAAGATATCTACAACTGACTGGAATTTCCAATTTGCCTCAGATGCCTTTAGTGGAACTGGGTCTGCATATGCGGACAAGCTTCTTCTAGATTATGTTGTAACTCAAATGGTCGTGGTATAGTGTTCGATATAATTGATGGATTAATGTCTATGAAACTAGATGTTTATAGACAAGAAGAAGAACAAGATCCAGATACTGGATCAATGATTAGAAGATTTATGTATTATAAAACTGTTGATTGCTATGCTCGTGGTGTTATTCAAGAAAATGTAAATAGAAATTTAGATAAACAGTCTTTCGGAAACACATATAAAAATTCACAGTTTATAGAAATTAGAACAAAAGAAAGACTAACTCAAAGAGAAAAAATAAAAAATATTAGAGATATAGATGGAAATCCGATATGGTATGAATTAAATTATCCAAACAATACCGAAACTGTATTTGAAGTTGTGGGTTCAACGCCAATAACAGATCCATTCGGTACAGTAGTTGGATATAACGCATCTTTGTCTAGAGCGGAGAATCAGCAAATTGGCTTCTGAGACTATGGCCTTGCAGGCTGCCAGCGGTTTAGTTAATTTAATGGCTGGGCAGCCAGTTGTTGGTGCAATAAAAGATAGCACTGTTGCACAGATATCAGCTGCTATATTTTATAAAACTAATGTTATGGCCAAACTTACTTCAAACATAGCTTTTCAAAATGCTTTTAGAAAGGTTATATTTGAGCAGGTGCAAGAAGATTTTGGAAATTATATTGACTCAAAAGCAAGGACTTCTCCAAGATCATTGCATCATGTTTATGAATGGGGTAAAGTAGGAGAAAAAGAATCAAGACTTTTTAAGCTAAAAAAACTTCCATCAGATGGACTATCTTTAAAATTAAATTATGAACTTTTAGACTCAAAGTCTTTTGTACCATCAGTAAATTCAAACCATAGACATATATTTATTAAAAAAGCTTCTATTATGGAAGAGGGAAAATCTGTTGTCATATCTCCAAGAAACGCAGAAAGGCTAGTCTTTGAGACAAATGGATATATGGTTTATATGCCAAAAGGACAATCTGTTACAGTTTCTAAGCCTGGTGGCGTTGCTGTTAAAAATTCTTTTATTTCAGAGTACAAACATTTTTTTACAGGCCAGATGGTAAACCTATCAATAAAAAAATCTGGATTTCAAAAATTATTTAATTCTTCAATGACTAAAGCTCTTTCTGTACCAGTTAGCATTAAAACTGTTAAATATAAATATTCACCAAATAGCATAGCTAGTGAGGCAGAGGCTGCGCTGTTGGCTTCTTTTTCGGGGGTAGCAAATGCGTAATTATAAATTAGATGCAATGTTTGAGCTAAGAAAATATTTGTGGTCAAAATTGGTTGCTGCAGAAATATTTGATCCTAATAATTACTATGCAGATAATCTTAGCGAAACTTTAATTCCTATAATTCCAATACAACAATCCCCAGAAATGAATCAATTTTTAAGCGGGAAGAAGCATATAGTCTATGACAAGATAGGGATGTCATATAAAGACAATTGGCTTATATGCTGTGAGCAAATACTATTTACCATATATTCAACAGATATTCTGGATATAGTTGAAATTAGAAACTTTATGACAGATGAATTCAGAAGAATGGATGAATCTGGCAAGGATGTTAATAAATGGAGCAGTCTATCAAATAAATTTAAGTTTCATAGCATTTTTATAGCAGACATATCGCCAACCAAGCCCTCCGAAGAAATACAAGGGTTTCTGGCTACAGACGTCATACTTGAGATACAATACTCAAGAATTACAGATAATAACGGCAGGTTTGCCTAGTTTGCTTTAGGCGACTAAATCCCGTAAAATTAGACTAGAGGAAAGGGCCTAGCCAGCCAAATATATATATATTAATTTCATGAAATAGGAGGATAACAACTCATGGCACAATCCGTAGGTAATGCTAAAAATATTCTTGTTGGTGCGTCACCATTGTTCTTATCAAATATTGATATTAACGATGCAGACTACATAACAAATGCAGAACCAGGTGTAGCAATTGCTGCAGGAGCAGGAACCGTAGCGGTACCAGCTTTTTCAGCAGGAGTATCTTATACAGACACACTTAATGGTGTAAACCAGGAAGCAGGAAAGTTTGGATATCGTAACGTTGGTTTTACCAATAACGGTCTTCAAATTACCTATAATCCGACATATGATTCAGTAACCGTAGATCAGCTACTTGACACAGCTAAGCTATTCAAGTCTGCGATGGAGGTTATGATCGCAACAGAAATGTCTGAAGGTACATTAGAAAACGTTGTAGCTGTTTTCGGACAGGCTGCTTCAACTCTTGGAAATACATCTGGAACTGGAAATACAGCAAAGAGAGAACTTGGACTTGCAGCTGGAGCTCTTGGCGAAGCGCCAACAGAGCGTCAGTTAATTGCAATCGGACAAGCTCCGACAGCAGATAGCACACTATCAGAGCGTATTTATTACGCACGTCGAGTATTGTCTGTTCAACAGTCACAATTCTCACTTGCTCGTACAACACCAACTACATTCCCAGTAACATTCCGTCTACTTCCAGACGCTGATCAATCTGGCACAGAATACGGCAAGATTATTGACCGTGTACTCGTAGCATAATAATTAAAATTAATTATTAGTAAATAGCCCCCAGAAATGGGGGCTTATTTATTGTATCTGCATAATGCTTATGCTATAATAATTTAGAATCCTAAAGGAGGATAAATTGGCTACAACAGTATACGATGTAGAAGAAATTGAATTACAAAATGGTGCTAGAGTTAAATTAAAACCATTATCTATTAAGCAACTTCGTAAGTTCATGGAAGTTGTAAAGAAAGTACAAGATTCTCAAGATGAAACTGCAACACTAGGTGTGTTAGTTGAGGCATGCGGAGTAGCATTGCAAACTCAATTGCCAGATCTAGTTGCTGATATGGAAAAACTTGAGGAAGCTTTGGATGTTCCAACTATTAACCGAATTCTTGAAGTTTGCGGTGGAATAAAGATGGACGACCCAAACCTAATAGCGGCAGCGGTTCTAGCTGGTCAGAACTAGACTTAGCCGCTTTACTAGGCGAAGTATTTCTTCTTGGGCATTGGAAGAATTACGAAGAGTTAGAAGAAAATTTATCAATGCCTGAGCTTCTTCAGACGCTAGAATCTATGCATAAGAAGGAGCATGACCAGAGAAAATTTGCAGCATCATTAAAGGGCATAGAACTTGATGATGGAGCAGAAAATAAAAAGAGTAAATCTTTTGACGACATAAAAAGAAAAGCTCTTGGCATAAACGCTAGTGGAGAAGATGTAGTTTCACTCCAAGGAAGTTTTGCACAAGACGCTGGATTTGGAATCGGAATGGGATTAGGTTACTCCAGGGAGTAAAATGGCTGACGAACAAATTGTAACTAGTATAGTCGCCAAAGCTGACTTATCAAGCCTTGTGTCTGAAGTACACAGGGCTACGGCTAGTTTACAGCAACTACAGAGAGAACTCCTTGCTTCTAATAAATCAATTGCTTCAGCTACAAAAGTAGCAAATAATTTATTTAGAGATACATTAACTGGAAGTGGATATTACTCTAGTCATTTTGTAAATTTACAATCAGATGTAGATAAATTTGGAAAACAGTTAGATGCTGGTAGATTAAAATTAAAAGATTATTTCCAAACATTTAGAACTCATGCAACAACTCAAAAGGGATTAATAAGAGAGCTCGCTAAAGAGCAAGTAATGTTACAAAACTCCGTTTTGCAACCTCTGGGCAGAAATGCTCAAGGATTAATGCAATACAATGTAATGATTCCACGAGGACTTGATGCGGTTAAAAATAGTGCACAGTTAGCTCGTATGGAAATGCAAATTATGAATCGTGCATTGTTAGAAGGTTCTACATCATTAATTAATTGGGGTAAAAATACTCAATGGGCAGGTAGACAGCTTACCGTAGGATTAACAGTTCCATTGGCAATGTTTGGATCTCAAGCAGCAAAAGCATTTAGAGAGGCAGACCAAGAGCTAACAAGATTAGTTAAGGTTTATGGAGATATATCTGGTACAGCTTCAGCAGATTTACAGAAAATAAGACAAGATGTAACTCAAACAGCAAAAGAATTATCTTCTGCCATGGGAGTTTCTTTTAAAGAAACCATTGGGTTGGCAGCGGATATAGCAGCTACAGGACAACAAGGAGATCAGCTTTTATCATCATTAAAAGAAACAACAAGGCTAGCAGTTTTAGGTGAAGTAGATCGTCAAGAAGCAATGAAAGCAACTCTAGCAATACAAACAGCATTTAAATCTAACACTCAGCAATTGACAGAATCAATCAACTTTTTAAACGCAGTAGAAAACCAAACTTCAACTACCCTAAACGATTTAGTTGAAGCAATTCCCAAAGCGGGTACTGTTGTTAAGCAACTAGGTGGAGACGTAAAAGATCTAGCTCTTTATTTGACAGCAATGCGTGAAGGTGGAGTTAGTGCATCTGAAGCTGCAAATGCACTTAAATCAGGATTGGCGTCCATGATTAATCCTACAAAACAAACAATAGGAGTTATGTCAGATTTTGGAATTGACATAATGGGATTAGTTCAAAAAAATACTGGCGACACAACTGGTATGATTTTAGATTTACAAAAAGCACTAGAAGGATTAGATCCGTTAAGCAAAGCCAGAGCACTTGAACAGATGTTTGGTAAATTCCAATTTGCTCGTATGTCAGCATTATTTAATAACCTTGGAAAGTCAGGATCGCAAACTTTGCAAGTTATGGATTTGATGAAAGCAAATGCAGAACAGCTTGCTGGAATTGCTAGTCGAGAATTAACACTTGTAACAGAGTCAGCTTCTGGTAAATACAGAAGAGCAATAGAGGGATTAAGAGCCAGCTTAGCTGATGTTGGTGAAGAGTTCCTTGGAGTAGCAACTAAATTTATTAATGCATTTACAAAAGTTTTAGACTTTTTTAATAATCTTCCTGGACCAATTAAAAAAGCTGTAACTTATTTGGGTGGCTTCACAGCAGTAATAGGCCCTATAATCATGCTAACTGGTGTGCTTGCTAACTTTTTTGGGTATATTACTAAAGGTGTTGTACAACTAAGAGCATTTTTCCAAAGAGCTTCTGGATGGAAAATGCTTACTCCAGAAATTATAGCTACTGAAAAAGCTGCACAAATGGTTGAGAAATCTTTTTATGGAGACGCAGCAGCAGCAGAAGTTTTACACGGTGCCTTAACTAAATTAATTTCAGATTACATGAGCTTGCAATCAGCCATGACTAAAGGAACTATTCCAGTTAATCCAGCAGTAACAACTGTATCTGGAAGCCCTGTAATGTCTCCATTAAGAAGAATTGTTGATCCTAATGATCCATATGTTGGAGAACAAAACACTAGAGCCATGTCTCATATTAATCCAAGAGATCCTGATAATCCAGCAACATTTTTAGGTGGAGTTCCAGGAGCGCTACCTGTTAATCAAAAAATTGGCAGGACTCCACAAATATACATGCACGACAGACTTCCAAATATTCCAGGACTTACTACAGTAAAAGGAGTTTCTACAGGTATTGTTGCAAACGAGGCAGCAAGATACCACGCTCTGCTTTCTACATTAGCAATGCAAACAGAAGCTGAAGTTGCCGCTTTAAAAAAGACTATATCTTTAGGCGGTACGGTAAGCGCAGATTTATTAAGTACATTTGATGACATTTTGCCATTAACATCATCTGTGGCAGATAATGCAGCACAACAATCTGCAGCAATTGTTGCACAACTTAGAGCAGGAAAAATAACCGCAGAGCAGGCACGAGCTGAAATTATGGCAATAAATGCACAAATGGAGGCACAACTTCAAGCAGATATTGCAGCATATGCAGCATCTAGAGGAAGAACAATTGATTTTACAAAAGCTCCATTAATGAATCAGCCAGTAGTAGATGCAAACGGACAGTTTACTTTAAGAGATTTATACAAAAAAGAAGCAAACAGAGCTGTTATGGAAGAGTTTGGAAGACTTCGTGGAGTCAGAACATTTGGAGCTCCTTACAGTATTCAAACAACAAAATTACCTAAGTTTGAATTGGGAGGACCGATAAATTCATCAAGTACTCATTTTGGTAATATAGAGACATTTGGACCAGGCAAAACTACAGTTTCTGGAGATACATCTATTAATTATGATGATAGATTGGGCAGAGTCCCAGTTGGTGGTTATGTATTAAATCAATCTGCATCTATGGATTCAAACAATTCATTTATAACAGATCCTGCTGTAGTTGCATCAACATATAATAAGGGCGGAAAAGTAAAAGCTTATAATCCTGGTGGAGAAATTACAGCAGCATTAACTCCAGGAGAAATTGTATACGGACCAAAAATACAAGAAGATCCAGTTTTGTACGCAGCCGTACATGCTGCTAATAATGGATATAATTTTGGCGGACAAATAATGAGAAGCACATTTAGCTATGGCAATGACATAAATATGATGTCAGCTTATGCAAAACATTTAAATTCTCCAAATTTTACAGATGTAGATGCTGCAAATAATGTTGCTTATAACGCAACCATGCTTACTAAATTAACTGGAATGGATCCTGAAGAAGCTAGAATAATTGCGTCACAACATCACGCTGAAGCAACAGAGTATGCAATGGAAAGAGTAAAGAAAAATCCTGGACTTGATTTTACTACTGAGTATACAAGAGCAAGAAATGTTCAATTAATTAAATTAGCAAGAAAGTATCCAAATTTAATAAAAGCATATGTTGGTTCTGGAAATATTGGAGAGTCTAAAGCGGTAAAATACGATCCCAAAATTAAAACTGCAGCAGCTGCAAATTTTGGAGGAGAAGATTTTAGAGCAGCATTTAGATCAAATTTAGAAGCTTCTGGTCTTGGGACAGTAACAAGGCCAAATGGCGCACAAGTAGATTTGTTGGAAAGAGCGTTTTTATTATCTGGATCAACTACATCAATTGATAAATCACATTTTATGAGAGCTGAACTTCAGGCTAAACTGTTCAAGGCCCCAGGTCATTTAGAAAATTTATTAAAATCAGGATTAGGAGGAGCGCCGTTAACTGCAGAAGAAGCTGCAGAGTTTAGAAGAATTACTGGAGTTGTGGCAAATCAATATGCATATCAAGGTACAGCAGTTGCCTCATCAGTAAATAGAGTTTTGTCTAAACTTCCAGGCACAAAAGATATTCTTTCTCCAAATGCTAAAATTCAAAAAGATGTTTTAGTAAAAGGACTTTCTGCGTTAAAGGGCGGAAGAGGCAGAATGTCCTGGTCTCAAATTTTTATGGAATTACTTAATCCTAAATCAAAAAACTCAGTAGGCAGGATGTTGAGTTCTAGATATTCTGGATTATTGCCAACGTTAACTGGACAAAATATGCTTATTGCAAAAATGGTTGCAAATATGGGTGGACCAGTTCCAGGAGGATCTATATCTAGAAATAGAAAAAATTATGGATTAACCTTACTTTCACCAGAAAAAATGCTTAAGGTATTAGCAAACGTAAAACAACTAAGTTCTAAAAATGCATTAGGAAGTTTTGCAGGTATGCCAGTTGCTTCATACAGTCATCAAATTGTTCCAAGTTCTGGGAAAAGCTATCCAATACCTGGCGTCTCAGGCGTATACAAAAATGATAATGGAGAATTAGTATTTTTTAAGGGTGTTCCAAATGAAATAAGTGCGAAGGCAGAAATGTATGGAACTAGAATGTCAAGAGAAGTGTTTGGCCTAGATTCACCAGTTCAAGTGCCAAGAACAATTTCTAATCCATACGATCCATCAGGTAAAAGCAAATTATTAGGATTAGAATCTAAATTTGATCCTAAATTTTCTGCTGGAGGAACTAAGTTTACTGAAGATCAAATGATAAGACAAACAATTGCATCTCTGCTAATGGGTAACAAAGATTTATCAAAATCTAATGTATTTGGAAACGTGTTAGCTGATGTTGGTCCCGCTGGAGTATTTCCAAGAGCATCTATGAATACTGCATATGCAGAATCAATGAACTCCATGGAGAAGCAAGCTTTAATTAACTTGCTTGCAGTCAGAGGAGGCGCACGTAAAGATTTTGCATATAATACATCTCAAATTGCCGCAGGAATGTCTCCTAGACAATATGGCGCCAAAATGAAATCAGCCATGAAAAAAATGCATCCTAAGCTTAAAGCATTTATAGAATCTTTGCCAGAATCAGATAGAGCTCCTTATATTGCAATGCTTGGAAGACTTGAAGATGGCATGAAAGTTAATTGGAACAAATATCAAAAAGTCCATGCAGCCCCAGCATTTAATGGTGGAGGAATGATTGGCGGAGGAAGAATTGTTTCTGGAAGAAGAAGTTATGGAAGGCCAGGAAACCCTGCAGCAAGAGAGAAATGGGAAGAGCAGCAACGTCAAAAAAGAGCAATAGAATTAGAGGCACAAAGATCACGTGCTGCATCTCATCAAATTTATGGACAACAAGGATTAACTACAGGACTCGGCAGAGAAGCAGTTAGACAAGGAACTACAAGTTTTTATAACCCTGGCGCTTATCTTAGAAGCTCAATGATAGATCCATTCACTAATAAAATTGCCATGCAAGCACAATATATGCAGGCTACAATTAAAAATGCTGGAGTTGTTTTAAAACAAGGAATGAATGCTTTAGCAGTTCAAAGTTTAGCTTCCGCTAAATATGCAGCGGCATCATTTAAAGCTTCAGGAGTAGCACTTGCAGGGGGAATGAAATCTTATGTTACAGATGCAATAAATAAATCAAGAGATATAAAAAATAAAATTATGAATTATGTTCCATCCAAATCAGATATATTAAGAGAACAAGCTGCGGTAACAGCAAGAGCTTATCCAGGAACAATGATGCCAGTTAGTTTATTTGGACCTGGAGTAGTGGGAGATTGGAAACAGACAGGACAAGAAGGAGTTCAATCTAGAAAAGTAGGATCTTTAGGATTTAGGCGCAAAGAGTATATGGTTGGCGATAAGATAATGAGCGCTAAACAAATGCGTTCTGCAGGAATGCAAGTTCCAGTAAGAGCAGGCGGAGCTAATCAAATGGCCTTAATGATGGGCTCACAAGTTGCTGGAATGGGATTAATGGGTCAGGGACAAACTCAATTAGGAACAGCGGTTATGACTGCTGGTATGGTGGCCAGTTTCCTACCGTTTGGAAGAATGCTTAATGCTGTTAAAAAGGGAGCTACTGGTGTATCTACTGCAATAAGAGGAATTGCAACGGCTGGATTAACTGCATCAAAAGTAATTGCTGGAATACTAAGATTCGCTAAAGGTTTTGGGCCACTAGGAATAGCTATATCTGCAGTAGCAGAAGCACTCAATTTATGGAAAAAGGCTAATGATAATAGACAAGACTCTGCAATGAGAATGTCTATGACAGTAAAGGGTGCAGAGCAAGCTGGAATTAAATATTTTAATTTAGCAGAAACAATGAAGTTGGTCAAAGAAAGACAAGATGCTATTGCTGCTGGAGCTAAAGGCGCTGCATCTACTGGTGCTGGTATGCCAGGTCTCGTTATGTCTATAAAAGAAATGAAAAAGGCTAAAGAAGAAGGCAAAGGACTCAAAGAAATGATTGAGTCTATTAATAGAACTAAAAATTTAGAAGAAACAATACAGTTAGTTTCAAACCAAAAAGCTCAATTTGTTGCAGCTGGAATGAGTGCGGCGGAAGCTAATAAAAAGATTTATGGAGCATTAGCAAATTCAGAAAAAGCTAGTAGCTCATTTAGAATTTTTTCAGATCAGACATTTGGATCAATAACAGATAAGGCTTCTGCAGCACAATTTGCTGTGAACAATTTACTTGGAGCAATTAAAGAAGGAAACAAGAGCGACATAGGAAATGGATTTGAGTCATTAATAAACACTTTCCAAGAAGCTCAAAATAAGTTAATTGGAACAAAAGATTCTATGGGAGAATTAATAGACCAATATAGAGCATTTCAAATGACAATAAGTTCTATGAGTGCAAATAATTCAGGAATGAATCAAGCAATTGGAACAGATGCATATGAAGCTCTATTAAAAACTCAGCCATTGTTAGCTGGGATATCAAATGAAGCAGACACAATGGCTGGAATTCTTGCAAAATGGCAATTGTTTACAAGTAATGTCAATATAAATTTAAGACAAATAGACTCAGGATTAGCATTAAAGATTGCAAGTTTTACATCTGCAATAGACAGTGGAATTTCTGCTATGGCAAAATCTGGAGGAGACTCAAATACATTTGGAACTGTAGGTTCTTCATTATTAAAACTAGATGCAATTGCTAAATCTGTATCAAGAAATGCACAAAGAAATGCTGCCGCCGCACAAAAAAATCTTCAAGAAGAATTAAAACTTATACAGAAAAAAATTAAATTAATTGAAGAAGAAAAGAATAAGAAGCTTGAAGCTTTAAACGCAACTCAAGACAAAGAAAATTATCAGTTAGAATTACAAAAACTTCAAATAGAATATCAAGATGCTATTGCAAATGGTGATATGGCTCGTGCTGCTCAAGCTCAAATTAGCATGCAGCAATTAACTAAAGATCGACAGGCCGACCTTGCCAGAAAAGCTATTGAAGATGCTGCTGCAGCTAAGATTAAACCATTAGAAGCAGATGCCGAACGTAAAAATAAAAAGGGCGAAGATATACAGAATAGGATGGCTGCATCTCAAGATAGAGCAGCTGATGCTTCAGAGGCCGCAGGTAAAATATCTGGATTTAGCGGAAGGTACAACGAGTTAGTAAAAACACAAATATCTAATGAGTTAATAGCTGATCAATCTGAAAGAAATGCTGCAATGGCAGCAACTCAAGAACAAATATTAGCATTAATTAAAGAAATTCAAACTGCTGGAACTGGAAAAGGCTACGAAGCTGAGCAAATTAGATCAGCTTTCTCTAAGTACTTTGACAAATCAGGAAAAGCTGTTCCTATGACAACTACAACATCTGGATATGTAGGAAGCAGATTCCAAACAACAACTTCTCCAAGTAACGTTGGTGCTGGAATAATTGCAAATGATATTGCTGCCGCAAAAGCTCAGGCTACTGCAATTACTGGCGGAACCACAATTGAAAAATTAAGATCAGACTTGCTTGTTGCGTTAGGGAAAAATCCAGGAGTTGCTCCATCTGGCAACAATTCAACTGGAGTTGTTGTAAAAGATGCAGGTAAAAGGGGAACTGTTCCAGTTTCTGGAACCACTGAAAATCAAAAAACTGGACAAAGAGAAAAAATTACAGCGGGATTAACCGAAATATCAGCTTCAAGGATAGTAAATGGCGGAAGACTCAAAGTAGGAGACCTCCTTATTGTTGGGCCTAACGGCTCAATAAGGCCAGCAATAAGTTTATCTGATGGAACTATTAAAAAGTCTGGACAGATGAAAGTAGAAAATATATTTTCAAATTCAGAAGGACAAAGGGTTCAGCTTTCTGTGTATAGAGCTCAAGGCGGAAGAGTTGTCCCAGGAGTTCCATATGCATTAAATGATGGCGGCAAGATAGAAGGAATTAAGTTTGATATGCCAGGAACCGTATATCCAAATGCAATGACTATGCCTAAATATAATGTTGGTGGACCAATAGAATATGGTAAATTAGCATACGGAAATCCTCCTCCTTCCAGCAACGCCTTGTACAATATTAATGTTACACTTAATGGAACAGATTTAAGTGCAGAAGATGTAGCGCAAGCAATACACAATAGGATGAGAATTAGAGAAATTTCATCTGGCGTAGGCAGGAGAGTATAATGTCATTTACAAAATTATCTAAAGGGTCTATATTGTATATAGAGGCAAAAGATCTGTTGTCAATGCCAGTTGGAAGTACAGGATTTATGTACCCAGGAGCTACTACAAATACTTCTGCTGGTGGGCAAAATTATACTCAGTCTGCTGCATCTAGAAATAAATTAACAGAATCTAGTGCTACAAGTCTAATATTTAGAAGAGTTTCGGAACATAATAGATCAGAGTTTAATATTGGAACTAATAGAATTGAAAAATCTTCTAGAATGGCAAACGGATCATTAAGAAAATATTTTGTAGCAGATAAAAAAATATTTTCAGTATCATGGTCTATGCTTCCTTCTTTTAGAAATGAAACTGTTGATGGAGGATGGGCTGCAGAAGATTTAAAAACTTTTTATGAAAGTGAATTAGGTCAAGGAGTATTTAGGATAAGAATTAATCCATCTGGTTGGAATCCAGAGTCCATCATTGAATCAAATGACTACGGACTTCAGGATGACTATACGTATACTGTCTCATTCACATCTTGTGACTTTACAGTTGTGAAAAGAGGAATTCAATCATTTTGGAATGTTAACTTAAGCATGGAGCAGGTATGATAAATGCATCTCAATCTGTAGTTAACTTATTAAAAACAAAAAATAGTATATCTACTTCTGCAGGAGCCACCATTGAATATAACTTAAATTCAATGGTTGAATATATTAAGGCAACGGGAACAGAGCACACGGTTTTTGATAAAGCTTATAAAAAATTATTTCCGATAGATACTGTCTACAAGCCATTCAGACCATTGTCGCCAGGAATTAAATATTTAATTCATACCACAAATAATACTGATACTCCAGCCAATTCATATCAAACTGTAAAAGAATTAGAAATTTCAAACATTAAACCTAGACTGTATTATCCTGGACCAGACACTTATTATAAATATTGGGTTGGTCCAAAAAACGAGAATATAAATCTTTCATTGGAGTATTTTAAAGACGAAGCAAAAACAGTGCCAAAGTTAATTGTTTGCAATAAAGTTATTGCAAGATTTGAGGTTGGTCATGATACCCCCACATCTTGGACCTTTAAAGCAGTTAAATCTGATAACTCAGAAATAACTTTAAGTTCTGGTACATCATTAAACAATAATGGCGAAGCAATAATTTATTATAATGGAACTGCATGGTCTAATTTAGAGCCCCAATCTTACACAGAAACACAAACATTTAAAAAAATAACATTAGAGGCAGTCAACTCTAATTCTGGTAAATTTATAGCAGTTTTAGAGCTTAGCCCTAGATGGGTTGTAGATATTAGTTCAGACATACAATCTTTCGCCATAACTAAAGAAACAGGATCTGACGAAAGTGTTCTTTTACCAATTGGAACAATTACATCTAACTCAATGTCAATGTCTATGGCTAAATATAAAAAAGATGAAAAAGTAATTTTAGAATACAACAGAAATTCTGATATAGATAATCAAAAAATATATTTGTTTAAAAATGCAATTGTAAAGCCACATATTAATATTATTGATCAAGGAACAATATCTAAAATAGAACAAGGAACCTTTTATATGCATTCTTGGGCTATAACAGAATTCGGAGAGGCTGAAATTTTAAATCTAGATTCAGCAAAATTTTTACAAGAAACTTTATGTCCAGAAGTTCTAATACAAGATGGCTCTATTGTTTTAGCAATAAGAAGAATTTTAGATGCAGTTGGATTTTCAACTTATAAAATTAATTTAAAAAAAGACGGGGACGATATAGTAGACAATTCAATACCTACGTTATCGTATTGGTGGACAAATTCTGAGGAAACAGTATGGGAATGTTTACAAGCACTGTGTAGAGATTTTCAAATAAATGCTTTCTTTGATGAAAACAATATATTAAATTTTTATACTAGAGATAAATTTTATGACTCATCGAAGAATGCTGTTTGGAAATTTACTAGTGAGCCAGTGATAGAAAATTCAATTACAATACTTCCAAACATAATATCTTACACATCTAAAGAGTTGTCTTCTGCTAATGAAGTTAGAATTAGATATTCAGTTCCAACAATTTATAGCGGACAAAACACAGCCTCTCCTCTATGGTCTTCAGATACTGCATTGTTGGGCGCAGGAGCTCTTTCTAAAGACCTGCAACTAAACGATGAATATTTTAATTTAGAAACAACCACCTTTGACACTACACAAACAAACAAATTGCTAGGAAGTTTTTCTGGATACGTACTTTTGAATAATGAAATAATTGAATATGATGGAATTGAATATCAATATGTTCCAATTAATTCATCATCAAATACTCCAATTCCAGTAATTATAAGATCAGAAACCGATGTAATAAAATATAAAAATTTATCTAAAAAAAATACTTTAACAGAACAATATTTTACTGCTACTGGAAGATACAAGATAAAAACAAGAGGCGCTTTGTCCACAGAAAACGCTAAAATAATTCATACAAAATCTCCTTCTTCTTATATTAATTCTACACCAGGATCAGATCCAGACAAGTTTGATTTAAATACGATGAACATTGTAACAGCTCAAGATAAAGGATATAAAAAAGAGGACGGGTCTTACAAGGCTCCAGTGAACCCAATGACAAAATCTGTATCAAAAGCATTTCTGTCTCTGTCTAATTTAGATAAAGATAAAACATCTTTTAGCATAGCTACAAAACAATTTAACTCAATAGATACCTCCAAATCTTATTTTTCTTTTGGGACTAGAATGTTTTTTGATAGTCAATTTGAAAGCCCAGAACAAGCTGGAGGATTAGCAATATTTACTGATCCACAAGGTAAGTACGGGTATTATTTAATTTTACGCAGCACCGCATTTTCAGGGCTAAAAAAAGATTTGATGCTTGTCAAACAATGGAAAGTGGGATCTAAAACTGGAATTAAAATTTTAAAAGATTCTCAAGACAATACCTTTAGTACTTTAGCAGGAATATATTCTGGAATGGCTTATAATGTTGATGTTTTAATTAAAAAGGAGATTAATAAAAATACAATAACAGTTTTTGTAAATGGGTTTAAAATGAATGCACAGGATATATTTTTTGAATCTGGAGATTTGGATATAAATCCAGTTTCTCCTTCTAAATACGCAGGAGTCAATTGCGGTCAAGGTGTGGTGTATTTTGAATATTTTTATGCAAAAGATATATCTCAACCTGAATATGATAATTTATCGAATAAATCAGCATTAAATTATTCTGGTGTTTACTCAGATGACACCCTATCACTACTTCATGGAGATTTAATTTATGCTGCAGGAGAAACGATTAGTTCTAAAAAAGGATCCTTAATAGAATTCGGCAGCACTGCAAGAGAAATAAAAAAAGTTAAAACGGTTTATTCAGACAGACCAGCTATACCAAACTATGTAAGAACTGGTAACAATAAGTATGTAACAGTTTTAGCTCAAAGATTGCAGCCATTTTCATTTGAGACATATGTGCTAAATAACACATCAACAACAATTCCTTTAAGCGATGGAATTCAATCTAGCTTTTATGTAAATGGTAACACCATTGTTAGATCTAACCCTATAGATTATGACACAAAAACAGAAACAGATTCCAGTAATATTGAGCCAGTTATATTTGACACAAATTGGATACAATCAGAGTCAGATGCTAAATCTTTAGCAAATTGGATAAAAACAAATATTTTAAATAAGGGCAGATTAGTCTCAATGGAAATTTTTGGGAATCCTTTATTGTCCCCAGGAGATGTTGTTACTATAAACTATCCTTTACAATCTATCAGTGAATTAACTGGTAAATATATAATCACTAGGGTATTTTTAGATTATAATGAGGGGGTAACTACCACTATAGAGTGTAGAGCTATTTGACGCTCAAATGGTATAATAAATAAATGGGAATAGAGGCAGGAAAACTCGCACCAATAATTGATGATGAAGATCAATTATTAGCTGACGTCTGGAAGGCAAAAAGCGCAGAGCAGTTAAAGGGAGCAACAGGATCATTCCCGTTTGGAAACGCTGGAGGAGGAGACAATCCTCCACCACCGCCACCACCGCCACCAGGAAATAGACCACAACTTAGTGATATACAGTTAGTAGGTTTTGAAGAATATGAAGACTCTAGTAAGATGCAAAAATATAAAGCAAAATTTAGAGTCTATAATTCAAGCGGAGAAGATTTAGAAAAATTTTTAGTAGCAATTACTTTATCTGATACACAGGGAGGAAGATCTTGATAACAAAGTTTGGAAAAAGGTTTTTAACAAATTTTATTGCTGGGAATACATCTTTCTCTAATAAGGAAATTGCAATAGGTATTGCAAACAATACTGAATATCCTTTATCAGATACAAACTCTAGACTAGGATTTGAATTTTATAGAATTCCCGCAAGGGCTGGCGGAATAGATATAGATGCTTCAGTTACCCCTACTAAATATACAGTTATATATTCAGCAACAATACCTACAAATGTTGCAGGAAAAATAAATGAAGTTGGATTATATCCTGGAGAAAGAAGCTCTAAAAATTATTTTGATAGTAAACTTTTATATAATTTTGAGCTTCCCTATGATTGGACAACACATGATGTAGTTGTAAGCGGCAATACAATTACAACTCCATCATACGATCCAGAAGCAGCGATATATAGAGTTGGAGCTGGAGATAGTGGATTGAATTTTATCTGCCTTCCAAATTCTACTTTAGAATGGACAACCCCAGTGTCATTAGACTTATCTGGATATAGCCAGCAAGATTCAATAACATTTGCTTTTTCTGCTCCATCAATTAATAACTCTAGTATTAAAATAAAATTTTACAGCTCAGATAATAATTATTATGAATTTGATTTTAGTACGTCTGGTACTGGAAACTTTATAATTGAAAAACCGTTTTCTACAGGAACAGCATACGGGTCCCCGAACATTCAAAATATAAATAAGATGGGATTTGTTTTAACTGGTGGAAGCGGAGCAGAAGTAGCCAGAGTAAGAGCAGATGCAATAAGAATAAATGATGAAGACACATTTGATCCAACATATGGACTAATTGCAAGATCAATTTTGCCAGCCGAAATAACAAAGGTTTTAGGCAGGGAGTCACAAATAGAATTTAAATTAGACCTGTCATTCGGAGATTAATGTGGCAGAAAAAAATCAAGACTTAGGAATTACTCAAAAACAAGACGGCGAATACTGGGATATAGTAGTTCCTGCGTTAGATCCAAATACAAACTATGCGGCTCAATTTGCTTGGGTCTATGCAGATAAACAAAAAGGCAATAGCGAGTTTTCCGACTTTTTTGAATTTACAACTCCAGCACCTCGTAGAACATGTCCAATAAATGTATCAGCAACATGGGATGCAAACGCTAATTTAAACATATCATTTGAAAAGCCGTTTTTATCAGACGGAGTGACACGTGATAATAGAATTAAATTATTTCAATTAACTGTATCTGCTGTGGGTGAGGAACCTATTTTCTCAACGCTTGCTGTTAAAGAAGATGTTAATCAGTATAGGTGGCAACTTTCTCAGCCAGACAATATGGCAAACTTTGGAGGAAGTTTCCAAACAGTATTGACTGGAAAAATAACAAGTATATATGGAGACGGATCATCAGACGATTGTTTATTTAATATACCTGTTTATGTGGACCCAATATGTACTGCAACTGGATTGACGCCAACTGTAATTAGTGCAAATAATGGAATTTTAGTTTCTTGGCAGGATCCAGCAACTAACTATGGAACTTATAGAGAAACCAGAGTTTATGTTTCAGAAACCAATAACCCATATTCCTGGGAACTAAGATATACTGGAAACGGTCCTGCGTCAATAACATTAGATACATTAAACACCGTATATGTAAAATTAAATCACTTATCTGATTCTGGCTGCGAGTCTGTAAGCTCCCCAGTGGTAGAAGGAAAAGCTTTTGACCCATATGAGTTTGACAATACGCCACCAGATCCAATAATAAATCCGTCTGTAGCATGGAGCGGAACAGATTTAATTGTTTCATTTACAATGCCTGCACAAAACATACCCACATATGTAAAGGTACACTTATCTTCTTCTGGCTCTACAGAATATTTTGAAAAAACAGTTTCTGGAGTGTCCGCTTCAGCAAACACCTCAGTCAAAATCTCTAGAACTGAATTTATAGACGGGTTTGGATTTAGCCCATCTTCTTTTACTGCAGGATATGTAACAGATTTAGATATTTATAGAAATGAAAATACTACTCAGGTAAACATATCCAATATAGCTTCTATAACAAAACCAAATCCTCTAGATGGCAAAACAACAATTATATCTGTTACCGCTATGGCTAATGGTTATGTAGTTTCCTCTAACCTAGACTCAAAAGCAACAGGAATAAAAGTTTATCAAAGCTCTTCAGAAAATGGAACATATTCTTTAGTGGCTTCATCAAAATCTAGTCCAGTAATAGTTTATGATGAGCAGAATGCTGGCAACGATGTTTGGGTAAAAGCTGAATGGACATCAGAAGACGGAAACGCATCAATGTCTGCAGCACAAAAAGTTGGCATAATAGATGTTGGCGCCATGTCAATTATAGAAAATCCAATTAAAATTAAAACAGACGGTTCTATTTTTGCTGGCACTCTTGATTCAAATGATGAACCAGTTTTAACTGGAGCTAGGGCAGTATTTAATAAGCGTGGATTCTTCTTGTATGATAATAACGATGAAAATGGATTAAATCCTACTACACAGATTATTGGCGAAGACAATGGAGTAACTGCGACATTTATAACAAAAAAGGCTAAGATTGCTAATTGGGTTATATCTGATAGTAAAATAGAAAATACTTTAAATGCTACAACAGGATCTTACACGGGATTATCACCAAACGGCACCTATGCATTTTGGGCAGGAGGAGGTGTAGCTGGAGGATATTCACTTAATGCTAATGAAGATGCAAAGTTTTCAGTAACTAAAGAAGGCTCTGTAATAGCTAGAAATATAAAAGTTTTAGGCGGAGAAATACAAGTAGGATCTAAATTTAAAGTAAACACTCAAGGAGACCTTGAAGCTACAAATGTTAAATTATCTGGAGAAATTAAAGCAGCGTCTGGAATATTGGGCAATGTTGAAATAGGCGGAACTATAGACGGAGTGACATATTCAGGACAATTATTAATTGATGCCGCAAATGGATCTAAGGTTGAAATTGGAAAATATACAAGTGGAGATATAAATAACCCATTGCTTGGTTTTTCTGGGATACAGATAACAGGAGCTAATGGAAAGTATGTGCAACTTGATCCAGTAAGCGGAATTATTGCAAATAAAGGAACAATAGCTGGCTGGACCATAGACTCTAATTCCATAAACAAAGCTGGAAATGTAGGATTTTATGCTCCAACTGGAACACCTCAAGCAAATGATATTATGATTTGGGCTGGAACATCTAGAACTGGAAATCCAGGTCCAAATTTTTCAGTAACATATAGCGGGTCACTAATAGCAAAAGAAGCAACATTATATGGATCAATAGAAGCTAGAGCTGGATATTTTGGAGAATACAGTACAACAACAAAAACAATTACTGAGGGATGGAAAATAAATGGTAAATTTTTACAATCGTTTTCAAATCAATTTAATGATGTAAAAATTAAACTAGACGGTTTGCAAGGAACAATTGCTGGCGGAAATATTGTTGGGTCTAATATGTTTTTTATGAATCCAGATTTATGGTATACTACATATCCAAGTTCAGGAAGTGGAAACCCAGGAAATGTTGATTATATATCTTCATCTGGAGCTTTCAGATTAGCTGGTGGCAAACTAACATACTCCACTCCTACACCAGAAAACCTAAATGGAACATTTAATGTGCAGACAGATTTAGTAGCTTCTAATGTATTTTTAGGTTCTTCTGAATCTTTTGACTCAGATTATTTATTAGGAAAAAGTTCTACTATTGGAAATACTACAAAAAGTTCTGGTTCGTTTAGACTTGCTGGTGGGTTAATGACATATGAGAATAATGTGCTTACTGTAAATCCAAATAAGTTAGGACCATCACAATTTAAATTGTATCTGAATGCTATTGCTAATGGAGATGGAACTGCTGGAGATAAAACACTAGTTCAAGATGCAGATACTGGAGAAATAACTTTAGGACGTGCATTTTTTTATGCTGGAAATAATTATCCAGATGGTAAAACTGATAGAAGTCAATTTTCTGGAGGAGAACAAGGCACTGGAGCATTTGATATCGGAGACGTTATATTAAGTAGGAAGGCATAAATGAGCTGGTGGAGGAAAGCAAGCCCTACAGATACAGGAACCCATAATATAAATGGTTGGATTAAGATTAAAAGCATATGGCGTAAAAACGGACCTGGAGAAAATAGTGTATCTGTTGATGGATGGGTAAAACTAAAAAGTGCGTGGAGACACGAAGGTAGTGGAATATGGACAAGAATATTTAGTGGATTATCTATTCCAGGCCCAAGATCTCCTTACCCAGATCTATTATTTAGATGGCCAGACGGATTTGAAACATTTGATTCTCCAATAAATGGATCTTCAATTGCGGCACAAAGAGGTGGCTGGACTGAAGAGCCAAATAAGTTTAAAATAAGAATTCAAAAAAGATTAGGGTCTAGTGGAGATTGGACAACAATATGGCCAACAGATGGCAGCATTTACACAAAAACATATACTGAATATTTAGAATCGGACGATTATGATCTTTTCCCAGCTACAATTTCAAATAGGCCAGTCATATCAAAAGCCGATACAAAAGAAGGATACTGGTTTAGAATTGCAATTGAAGCAGAAAACCCACCAGGTGAAGTAAGTGAATATTATTATGGTCCAACAGGGTATGCTTCTCATTCAGGAATTCAACCAAGATTAGATTTTCAAATATCTAGTTTTGCAACATTAGCAGATACAGAACAGGCTGATGGAGTAACTTTTTCTTGGGCACTAGATGCTTTACCTAATAATGGAACGATTAATGCATCTTCTGATATAGAGTCACACATAATAAAAATTTATTTAGCTACAGATATTTTAAAAGAAAATGTTATAGAAACAGTAACATTAGATTCAAGCAACATATCCTTATATGCATATCAAAACACTGTTTTGTATCCGTATACAAGTACGCTTCTACAGCCAGATACAGAATATACAGCGGAATTATCTGTTACAGGAAAAGATGGTTACAAAGATAAACCGATTATATCAGACAGAACCATTTATTATGAAGAAGTTAATTTTACAACTTTAGCAAGTTTGCCAGAAAATGAAGTTCCTCCAAATTTTGAACTGATTAGCGGAGATCCTTCTTGCGTAGATTCAGTATATAGACTAAATAGCGGTACTTGGTCTAATGGACCAAATCAATATAGATATTCTATAGAAAGAATTAATGCAGCTGGCACCGTACTTGTTACACATCCTTCGCTTACAACTTTTACGGCAGACGATTACTATGAATATACTATATTATCTGAAAATCAGTCTGGAATACAAGGTTCTGTTCTAGCAAAAAATATTAGTGGTCAAGCAAAAAATTCAATATACTCTAGTAACTCAATAATCGGACCAATATCCTTACCAAAACCAACTGGAGTTACTGGATCCTACACAGAGCCAAATATTTTAATATATTGGAATGCACATCCAAATGCAACAAAATGGAGAGTGTATTGGTCAACTTCTATTTTCCCACCAGGCGGCGGAGCAGATTCTACATATGACAAAGAATTAACTACTTCAGGATGGACATGGGGACCGAGCAATAAAGATAAAAACAATATGGTTCCTTCTCCAGGAAATCAATATAGGTTTTATGTTTCTCAGTCAGTAGGAGGAACAATTTGGAGCCCATGGTCAGAAGTTTCAAATTCTGTTTCAATTTTAGCAAAACCAGTCAATTTAACTGCTCCACAATTTCAATTAATTAGTGGACAGCCAAACAAAAAGGGATCTGTTTATAGGCTAACAAGCGGAACTTGGTCAAATCAACCTGACAAATTTAGATTTGTCCTTGAAAAAAATGATCAATATGGAAATGAATTAGCTGTGTATCCATCATCTTATTCTTTTACGACAGACACAAATTACGATCATACCTTTACAACAACAACGACAAATACAATAAGTGGATATGTTATTGCATTTAATGGAACTACAAGTGATAAAAAATATACAGAAACTTCAATTGGTCCAATTACAGAACCAACCTATACAATAACTTATAATGGAAACACTGGAACTGCAGGAAGAAATACTGATATTGTAAATGTTGGTTCATCAATAAATCTTCCTAGTGCGGATAAGACATATCATACTTTCAATGGCTGGTACACCGCTGCAACTGGAGGAACTTTTGTCGGAAACGCAAATGATACTTATCAGCCACCGTCTGATATAACTCTTTATGCACAATATACTGCAATAAATTACACCGTAAGCTGGAACGCAAATGGAGGAAGCGTTTCACCCACATCAACTGACGGAACTTGGGGTCAAGTTATAACCGCACCAACACCAACAAGATCTGGATACACTTTTAGCTACTGGAGAAACCCGTCTGCTGGAGATTTACTGTATAGCGTTAACGCTGGACAGTCTTGGACAATTAATGGAACGTTAACCTTTACTGCGGTATGGACAGTTTCAAATTATACGGTGTACTTTGACGAAAATGGTGGCTCAGAAGTTCCAGACATGAACAGAGCCTACAATACAGTAATACAGTTGCCGTCCA